TTTTTGCTTCTGGACGATTGCATGTACGACAAGGCGTTCATGAAAGACACGTGCATCAGGCAATGTTTCATGAACGGGCGTCACTGGAAAATATTCTTTTTGCTGACGATGCAGTACTGTATGGACTTGTCACCAGACCTGCGTGCCAATGTCGATTACGTGTTTGTCCTCCGTGAGAATGTGATTCAGAATCGCGAGCGTCTGTACAAGGCTTTCTTCGGTGTGTTTCCGACGTTCGATATGTTTTGTCAGGTGATGAACGCCTGTACCGAAAATTACGAGTGTCTCGTCCTCGACAACACGAGCAAATCTAATAGGATCGAGGATTGCGTCTACTATTACAAGGCACCGATACGCAAGGGGTTTCGGATAGGATCAGAGGCTATGTGGCAGTACCATCAGAAGAATTACAACCCGAAGCACATCGCAGCACCCCTGGTCACATCAGGAACACCACCAGGGAACGCTCGGCGTCCAGGTGTCACTGTTAAAAAGGTTTAGGAACGTGTTTACCAGTATTTGAATCAATCTCGATTGTAGCCCCCTTTGGGATGTTTGGATCGTGATCCTTAGGTTTAATTTTGTTTTTTAGTTCGAGCCAATCCTTGAGCTCATCGTCATTCATCATATAACCCCAGCACTTTCGTGCCTCTTCCATGGTCATCATAGTATATATGGGTATGTGATCTTTAATTGGACTGATTGCGCTCCTTCGACGTAAAAGAATTCACACACACCATTAGATGATTATCGAGAACCTCGATTTCGATGGTTCAAATGACATTCTGCAGTACATCCCCCAGGTGGAACCTGAAAAGCCGGCACCGGGACAGCCGTCAGCACAGCAGCAGAGTTCATTCGGTCTTCCAGATGAACTTCAGCCAAAGTACCAGACGCGCGCGATCGAACAACCCGAGTTGTTTAAAGCCGAAATAAAACCTCCTCAAATAGAAATGGATTTCTCGACGCCAATTTCCGATGTTGTGCCGAGCGCTGATTTCGACATGGGGCCATCTATGGGTGGCGGTCCGTACAAGAACCCACAGAACAACAGAGTGGCTGCACTGAGCCTGGACAATGCGTCCGCTGGTCCAGCTTCCCCCTCTTCGAAAAACCCATTTGGTCTGACTGACGAGCAGTTGAACGCGGCGCTCGCGGGCATTGCCGCAGTCGCCGCCTTCTCCAAGCCGGTTCAGAACAAATTGGCGGATCTGATTCCTAAATTTATGAGCGACGCAGGTGACCTGTCAGCGACGGGCATGCTCGCCACCGCATTTGTCGCGGCTGTTGTTTTTTTCATTATCCACAAGTTTGTTAAACCCCCACCCAAGAAGTAAACACAAGTGTTTCCTCGCCGTTTAGTTACTGTACAGCAGTCCGCCCATGCCATCCTTGATGCGCAGGACGTTATAGTTCATCGAGTAGAAGTAACGACCGGCGCCGCCAGCCAGGGTGCTCAGTGAGACACCAGCTGGTGCGACGATGCGGTAGGTATCGATGCGTGAAAAGTTCAGCGTGCCAGTCGGCTGAAGCTTTGACGTGTCCAGGCAGTAAGAAATGAGAGCGACGTTTGCAGTCGCCTGGTTGCTGTTGTAGCCGTAAGGCGTAAAGTAGTACTGGGGCACGTCGATCCACTGGAGCATGGAACGCGTGTCACCGATATCCACGCCGTTGATCTGGGTCTTGAACTGATAGTTGATGGCTGGGATTCCTGCTGTAGCAGCCACCTGGTACGCCTGCGTGTAGTTATTGGACTGGAACGTGAGGAACTTGGTGGGGTGAGCCAGAGCAAGCTCCTGCATGTTTGCAGTGCCAATTGGGATACGGTTCACCTGGGTGAACAGCATGTCCATAGGTGTGTTTGCAAAGTACTCACGCTCCGCCTGGTCCAGGTAGACGAAGTTGGTCCATGCCTCGTACTGGAACGACGAGTATGCAGCCGTACCCGATGCCAACCCGTTCAGTCCTGCGTATGATGTAAGACTCGTACCCAGAGTAGTGCTCCAGGTGATGCGAATCTCGACGTCGTGGTACTGGAGAGCCACCATAGGCATCGACACATTCCAGTCCTTGCAGAAGAAAAACTTGAGCGGCAGGAAACCGGTTGTGATATTCGTGGGACCCGTATTGTGGTTCAGAAAACGCTGGGAGAAGTTCTGAGCACCGGTGATGGGCTCGATGCTCGTCATCCAGGTGATATCCTGAGTGTCGACAATCTGACCGCCGACGAGCAGCTCGATCTTGTCGATGACGTTGGTCCAGTTGATGCCTGGAATCACGGCACCGGTTGAATCCTTGGCGACCATGTAGATGCTATTTACGAGGTCACCCTTCTTCTCCAGACGGATCGTGGAGATGTTGCCAGCCGAGGGGTTACCCTGGATCAGCTGACGTTCAACAGAGTTGGCGTAGTGCGTGTAGCGTTTGTAGCTGGAACGGAAGAAAGAAACCTCGGGCTTACCAGTCAGCCACGCGTCCTGAGCACCAGTTGCAACGAGCTGAACGATACCACCAGACATTTACAATGGTGTGAGAAAAAAACTGGTCTCGTTTCGAGACCAGGCGACTCAGTCCTGAATCATAATCCCACAATACTCGAGAGACCCTTCGATAGGTGTATAAATGTTCAGTGTTTTACAGAGCGCCTTGAGGTCTTTGAACGATGCCCAGAAATCAGGTGAGTGATCATACTCGTCGACTGTGACATGCGCCAGCTCGTGAATGAGCACATTCATTGCCGAATTTATATCATCCTTGTCCAGGCAGATGTAAATCTCGTACCCTTTATTCACGTTGTAGCCTATTGTGCCTCGATTCATTCTGGAACCATGAATTCCAGTGAGGATACACCTTTTCCTGAGGCGAGCGAATCGCGGGTCGACAACCTCTGTGCTCTTGAGGTGGTTCAAGAGTACGTCGTAGCGCTGACGAAGATCCGACATGAGCGGTGCTTCACGGCGACTGCTCCACGCGGCAACCGCAAGGGTCATGATGAGCAGTCCCGTCTGAATGATACCGGATGCCATCCTACTGATCTAGACGTAGAAAAACAAACTGTGCATAAATGTCGGTGACTAGACCCGTCTGTTCTGGAGCAATGGGTCCCCATGCGACGCATCGAAACTCAGGTTCGAGTGCCTGACGAAGGACGTTGCCGTCGAGGAGTGGTTCATACTTGGGTCCGTCTGCGTAAAACGGACCATCTGTCAGACTCATGAGCACCTTGTCGCCGTGAATCTCAAAGACGTTACCAAGTGCGTCTGGGGATTTCGCGCCCTCGATCAAACTCTTTTCGGGTGTGATGCCTATGAGGAGTCCACCTGGCTTGACTGCCAACTTGATCGCCTTGATGCTAAGCTCGAAATGGTCACCGAGGATGTACTGGATGGAAAAGTTGTAACAGACCGCGTCAAACGGACCCGCAAACGCCGCCTGACGAATGTCCCCTCGACCCAAAAACCATACACCAAACCCAATGTCCAACGCCCGTTCCTCTGCTTCCTGGAGTGATTTTTCGTCCGGATCGATGGCGGCGACCCGAGCACGTACCGCCTTCCACTTGTGCCAATCACCGCCGCGACCGCACCCACAATCGAGAACGTACGAATCTGGCTTGACCCATTGTTTGATGAGGTCACGCTTCACCTGATTATGGCGTTTACGGAGTTCATCCATCCACTTAAAAGAGTGGAGCTCAGTAGTTTTATATGGGTTCTCTTGAGCAGGATTACTTGACGGTGCCAGGACAGCTTTTTGCGCTGATTTCCATCGTCGGTCCAGACCTCCCTCAGAAGAATGAGCAGCTGGGTCTGAAGATCCGCGGGTGTTTCGCCACCAAGGATGATGCGGAGAGCCACGCCAAGCGTCTGCAGAAGGAGGATGCGCTCGTTGACATTTACGTCGTCGACATGTACAAGTGGCTATTGATTCCCCCCGACCGCGACCAGATTGACAACGTTCACTACGCCAACGAGAAGCTGGAGGAGATTATGACCAAGTACCGCGACAACCAGCGTCAGGCGGCGGCTATGTTTGAGAAGCGCAAGCGTGACATGCTCGCCAAGCCC